GCCGTTGTCAAATTGGATGTCCCCTTCTGCAAGGTCATCATCCCATATTATTTTTATATCGTTCGCCATATTATTGAGCTTTAACCTTCGTCTGTCCGGCATCCGTTACGACAAAATCACATTTGCAAAAAGTAAAAGCACCGCCCTTACTGAATACGCCCATGCACTGCCCCGTATCATTTAATCTTATAGGTAGTCCGTCCCAACCCATACCGATATTGATATCCTTAACCTTCGTGCAAGTCGGGCCTATCGGCGTTGACGTTGACCCGCCGCCATGAACCCACCCGCCCGCGAGAGAACAAACTCCGGCAACCATGATCCAAGATATCCGACTGATAACCATAGCCTTCGTTAATACTTTTGTTTTGACTGATAATATATCCGTATATGTCGGCTTGCCCGGAACCCACGCCCCGCCGTTCGGTGTTATTGTTATCTGCCTGTCTGTATTACACACATTTAAAAGCATTAAATATCTACCGTCAAATTTCCGTTTATATTCCACTGAGTCGTGCTTGACTCTATATAATTTCCGTTCTTATCTGATATCTTAATCGTGCCGTCCGCCCTGAGATATACTTTATTTCCAGCTTTATTCCATACCTGAGTTTCTCCGGCGTTTATTGTTGGTCTGTTTTCCCGATCATGAATACAAATCACAATTCCATGATCCCGATTTCCGTTGATAAAATTTATAATGGCCTCTCCGCTTTCAGGATAACTTTCAAATCCGTATTCCTGCATCCGCTCAATATCGCTTATCGTCTCATCCTTCAATCCGGTTACTTGTATCATCTGAGTTTTTCCGGTATTATTTACCGCCGTTAAAATAGCACGCCCGATCATCAAATATATTTTGCGTTTAATCGGATCGATAAATTTTGTAAACTCGTTAATCATATTTACTCTTTATGTTTATGGCGTTATTGCTTAAATTATAAGTGTCTTTATCAACTACTGTTATCCTTGATATCTCTCCGGTTCCGGCAGAATAGATATAATTTATATCGCTGATTAACATTGTCGCTTTATATCCGGTAAAACTATCATCCACTTTCACAAGTTTATTTATTTCCCAGAGTTGCCCGCTACTCTGAGTCCATCCCTGCACTTCGTATTCCTGTCTGCGTGAAAGTCCGGCCCTGAGACGCGCCTCCCATTTTGCACGATTAGCACACTGCCCCGTGTTCGTTGCCGTGTCCGCAAAAATCACCAGAGGTCTAACCCTCGAAATTGTAGAATCTGAAAAACTACCATTGCAAGATATATAGTCTGCCAGAGTTTTATTATCATTTCCGATTCCATAGCCTTTGACTTTATATGTAGAATATCGATTTACATTACTCTGATCCAGGTATCCGGACTTTGCGTTTATACTCGTCGTAATTCCGTCAACGGTAAATTTGTCAGTCGTTGCCTTTGTCAGTGTGACCTTGCCATCGTTCAAACAAAGTGGGATGATTGCATAATCTCGGCAAAGTTCCGCGATCTGTTCAAATACCGTTTCGCCTTCGTTCGCCTTAAAACTTTCAACCTGAATATTTCCCTGAGTTGTCACCGATGAGTCAAGCGTCACATCGATTGAAAACGGTTTGCATAAATTTTTAATCAAATTATAAACGGTCTGTTTTTTCCACTCGTTCGGCGTAAAGTCAAAAGAACAATCTATCAAATCACAAGTCTTATCACGTCCGAAAATATCCATGCGGTCATAATCTTTTCCGTATCGTATCGGCATCTTATCAATCCAGCCGTTGATAACCGGAGTCCCGTCTATTTCTAATTTAACCGCGTAATCCATTTTGATATCTTTAATCGTTGTCCCGCCTTTGAAAAAATTCATTATAGATAATCCATACTGCCCGGATATTGTATTCATGGATTTAAAAATTGAGATATCCTCAAATCCGCTGTACTCATAATTATTTATTTTAAGTACAAGTCTGCTCATTTCATTCACTCAATAACCTGACATTATCACCGGACGGCAAAAACCCAGGATGTCTTAATTTGTTTCTGTAAGTGATATCATCCGCCCTATCAAGATCGTTATATTTTCTGTAAGCCAGAGTCAAAGTCGATTCCACATCCGGCATAACTTTATAATCATATTCCTTCGCAAGGTTGGAAAACTTATTCATCATTGATGTTATGTAATCCGCCCGCAATTTCTGAATAGACTGGAATAGAGTCTCATCGGATACGTTGTCATTTTGCGCACCGAGTCTATCTATCAAACTATCGAGCGCGGCCGTTACTTCCGCAAGTGTTAAAAGCATTTGATCCTGACTTGAAAAGTCCGTCCTGATAGATATCATACAAGCGTTTCCGATCATCGCCGTCTGTGCCATGTTATTAACAAGCGTTAAATTATCCGCCTGCTCTGCGGATATCTGCCCGAAGCTCGCATCCGTGTAATTACTTTGCAGTGCTAAATTTCTTGACGCCGAAGTTCCAATCTCTTCAGGGACTATAACCCCGTCAAGTACGGTCTGATTGCCTCTTGTGATACCGCTACAACCGCCCACGATACCGCCTTGAATGACATCTCCGGCCATGCCAGGTATTTGCTTAATAGCATCGCAAGCGTTCAAAATCAAATTTGCCAAATCGCAAGGCGCGTTTAAAACAGAATCGATCAAGGCTATTGAAAAAGATACCAAATTTAAAGCCGTGTTTATCGTGCTTGCGACCGCGCCCGTGACCGCGCTTATGGCCGTCTGCATTTTATTCATAACACTGGAGATACGACTTGTCAAAGTTGATAAATAATTTCCGCCAGTTCTCATCAGTGCCGTAAAGCTATCAAGCGCATCATTGATTGAATCAAGTGCTGATTGATCGACAACCGCGTCCGGATCCGGTACTTGCTGTTTAGAAATTGGTTTATTGTATTGCACGAAGGTCATTTGAAAGCGGGCAATCCCGCCGTCTTTTGTAAGGCTTTCTGTTATCTTTGCTTTTCCGACAAGAGAGACTTCCAATTTTCCATAAAAAGGATGAACCAAAATTCCGACATTTCTTTTTTTTACATCGGTATAAGTTTTTAATGCTTTTATAAGTTTGTCACGTTCGGGGAAATGGTCAAAGCCGTTGTCTAAATTCTGAATAACAAAACCTTCGACAACAAACTCGTCAGCTTCCGCGCCGAGGTCTTCTGCCCATACATAATCCTTATTGATTCCGGCCTTCGTATCTGGGTAAACGTGAACCTCCGTCCTGCGACCAACTCCAGTCTCTGCATTGGCGACAAAGAAAGGCGCACCTCTAAAAGAAGCCTTGCCGTAATTTCCCGATGTCCATGTTAATTTATCGCGCCACATCAGCCGCCTGCCAATCCCGGATTCAAATATCCGGCGTTATAATTCATATCAAATATCAAGTTTGTATTTCTATCAGTCTTTTTATTTTTAGCAATCGCCTTGACCCCGTCCGGTAATTCCAAAACTATATGAACCTCTGACTTGCTTCCGTTAGATACCGAAGCCTTCAATTGTTCGGACGCAATATTCTGATTAGCTTTATAAACCGCGCTATCGGTATATAAATCTTCTTTAGCTTTTCCGCTTCCGGATTCGGCAGTTTGAAACATCTCTTTTATTTTATCAGTTTTATCTTTTATCTTTTCTATTATATTTTTTTCGCCTTCGTTTTCATCTCCGGTCAGTTCTCTTTTTTCTTTTTCGATGTCTACTTGCATTCTCATCAATTGATTTATTTTTTGCTGTAGACTTGAAACCTTATCTTTATCCCCTGCGCCTTCTGCTAATTTTAATTCAACTTCATTAAATTTAATCGCTTTTTTCATATCCGATAATCTATCGTTTATGCTTTTCAATTTCATGTTATCAATTGCATCGAACGCTTTTTTTACCAGATACATTATAGCCAAGATCGCCGCCGCGATTATTACAATTTTTAACAATGCCATCGAAGTTCCCTTCATTGTTAATGAACCAATTACAGAGAATGCTTTTCCAAGTCCGGTTATGGCCATTCCGACCATGCCGATTGAGGAACCCAGCATCAAAAGTAACGGGCCTATTGTTGCGATAGCACCGGCCACAATTACTAACCATTTAAATAATGTCGGATGAATTTTTATCCACCTCTGAAAACTTACTCTTGCTTCATCAAGCCATATAGTCAGCGACACCAGCCCGTCTTTCAGTCCCATTTCATTCATTAAAAAAGTTCCGAATGATACCGCAGTTGCGTCAATTACGCCCTTGAAGTTAGACATTGCCCCCGCAAAAGTCTTTGACTGCTTTAACATCCCTTGAAAATATCGTCCGCCCTTCTCTGTCATCTTTTCGAGTTCGGCTTCAACCAGTTGAAAACTTATCCGGCCTTTACTTGCCATATCGAAAACTTGATCTTTAGTGATGCCCATCGTGTCAGCAAGTGCCTGAAATATCGGTATGCCCTTTTCAGCGATCGGATTCAACTCCTCAAGACTTGCCTTCCCCTTATTTTTCATCTTGTCGTAAACTCTGACAAGCTCATCGAGCGGTATTTTGGCAGTTGACGCGATATCGCCAAGCAATGTCAATTTTTTAGTAATCTCTTCCGGCCCTACACCCGCCGCCATTAAAGATCGCGCCGCGTTCGCTACCTCATCAAGTTCGTAAGGCGTGGCGTTCGCAAACTTGACAAGCTCTTCCATCATGTTCTTCGCGCCTTCCGCACTGCCCATCATAGTCTCAAAAGAGGTTGTCAGCGATTCCATATCAGACGCGGCTTTCAATG